AGGTACAATCGAGTGTGCTCTACTCGAGCGTATGTATTTCTGTAAAGTTGACGGTGTGTTTGTTGCTCCGCCAGTGCCTAACGGCAAGGTGGTGCGGCAAAGATTGAAGGTGTTTAAGGAACAGGTCTTGTCGATAATGAGGAAACCCTCCAGACTTTCCCCTCTACAGGTAGTAGAGATGTACTCTGGACGTAAGCGAACCATTTACGGCAATGCACTAAAGTCCTTGGACGAGACGCCGCTGTGCCGACGAGATTCGGTGTCAATTGCATTCGTCAAGAACGAAATGGTCGACTTGTCGAAAGCTCCGAGGATAATACAACCCCGGAATCCGAGATACAACCTAATGTTAGGGACTTACATAAAAGGAATCGAGCATAGAATCTATCGAGCGATTGATAGAATTTGTGGCGGGCCCACGGTAATGAAGGGATACAACGTTGTGGAGGTTGGAAATATCATCCGCAGCACATGGGAGAGCTTTGCGGCACCTGTGGCTGTTGGATTGGATGCAACCAAATTCGATATGCACGTAAGTGAGACAATGTTGGGGTGGGAACACTCCTACTACAAGAGAATGTACCCTCGTGATCAAGAACTTAACCTGCTCCTGGACTGGCAGATGAATAATCTCGGTTCAGCGTATGCGGATGATGGCCACCTCAAGTACTCTGTGCGAGGTAGAAGGTTTAGTGGTGATATGAACACCGCTCTAGGTAACGTGCTGCTGATGTGTAACATGGTGCATGCTTACTGCGACGATAGGAAAGTGAATGCCAGATTTATCAATAATGGTGATTATGTTGTTGTTTTTATGGAATCCCGGGACTTGTGCAGGTTCCAGAATGGTCTGAAAGACTGGTTCTTTCAGCTTGGATTTCGTATGACTGTTGAGGAGCCAGTGTTCGAACTACCCAAAGTGGAGTTCTGTCAGATGCGGCCCATTAGGGTTGGGGATGATTGCGTGATGGTGCGCAACATACCAACCGCTATGATCAAGGACAGTAAGATAACAAACGCTATCACTAGGGAGCGTGAGCTCCAAGCGTGGTTGACCGCCGTTGGTGAATGCGGGCTGGCCATTGCTGTTGGCGTTCCAGTGTTGCAGGAGTTGTACCAGTG